ACTAGGAGGATAATAACATGGCAAACACAACCTTTTCAGGACCGGTCATTTCTAAAAATGGCTTTGTAAATACAGGTCCTGGTATGACTGTTAGCTTAACAGCTGACACAACTTTAACAGTCGCTACACACGCTGGCAAAATTTTACTTACAAATGATGCAGATGGTAAATTTACTTTACCTTCAATCAATGTAAATGCAAATGGAGCAACAGCTGGTGATAATGATGTTAACAATTTAAATAATATTGGTGCAACTTTTCACTTTTATGTGGAAACTGCTGCAACTGATATGGACATCAAAACAGATGGTACTGACAAATTTAAAGGTGGTATCATGATAGCAGTAGATGATGGTTCTAAAAAAGCTTTCATTCCAGCTGCAACAAATGATGTTATAACTATGAATGGTTCTACAAAAGGTGGAATCGTTGGTAGCGTAGTATCTTTCACAGCGATTGATACTGCTACATACTTAGTCCACAATTCTTTATTGCTTGGATCAGGTACAATAGTAACACCATACGCAGACGCGTAATAATTAACTCGGAGCGCCTGGTAATGCAGGCGCTCTTTAAAAGGAGGACAAAACATGGCAGACACAGTATTAAATACAATAGTATTTGACGGAGCAAAAAAACTAATCACTCACTACAACGTAGTTTCTGATTCTTCTGGAGGCACAACTGAAATAGTTGATGTTTCTGAACTAGCATCAAATAATGGTAAAACTTGCAAAACAGTAAGACTAAATAAAGTTAGTTTTAACGTTTCAGTAACAGCACCTGCTGATGCAATTAGAATGGTTTGGGGTGGATCAAATGTTGTTTTTCAAACATTAAATGGTGAAATGGAATATGATTATTCTTCATTTGGTGGTTTAAAAAATAATAAAGCTAGTAGTTACACAGGTGATGTAAATCTTACTTTACCCGCTTGCACAGCAGGAGATACAGGAACAGTCGTTTGTGAGTGGATTAAAGTCTACGAATAGGATCTTAAATGGCTAATACTACTTCAGGAACTACAACGTTCGACAAAACTTTTTCTATTGATGAAATAATAGAAGATTCATTTGAACGTATTGGAATGCAAGGAGTTGCTGGTAATCAATTAAGATCAGCAAGAAGATCTCTTAATATCCTATTTCAAGAATGGGGTAATAGAGGTATTCATTATTGGGAAATATCAAGCACTAATTTAGATTTAATTCAAGGACAAGCTGATTATAATTTTTTTAGATCAAGTGGAGATGGTACAAGTGCTACTTCAAATCCAAATGGTATTTATGGAATGTCCGATGTCCTTGAAGCACAGTTAAGATCTAATAGAACACAAACAACTCAATCAGATAGTCCAATGACAAAAGTTGATAGATCAAATTATGCTGCTTTTTCAAATAAACTTTCACAAGGTACACCTAATCAATATTGGGTAGAAAGATTTATTGATAAAGTAACAATTCATATTTATCCAACACCTGATTCAACAAATGCATCTAAAGATATGCATTTCTATTACATAAAAAGAATTCAAGATGTAGGAGACTATACAAATGCAACAGACGTTCCATTTAGATTTGTACCTTGTATGGTAGCTGGATTAGCTTATTATTTATCAATGAAATACGCTCCACAGCTTATTCAACAAAATAAATTAATATACGAAGATGAATTACAAAGAGCACTAGCTGAAGATGGTTCAGCTTCTAGCACTTACATAACACCAAAAGTTTATTACCCAGGAGTATAATGGCAAAATATGCATCAGGTAAACGTTCAAAAGCAATATCTGATAGATCTGGTATGGAGTTTCCACATAAAGAAATGGTTAGAGAATGGAATGGTTCTTTTGTTCACTTTTCTGAGTTTGAGCCTAAACAACCTCAATTAGAACCTAGAGCTCATGGCGCTGATGGTATTTCTTTAAGAGAAGTTAGAGTAGATAGAACAGAACCAATTACAACTGTAATGATACCAGAAAATGGTTTTAAAACATATCAAGCAGGATCAGGAGTTATTAATGTAAATGTACCCGGACATGGTTTAACAAATGGTACAACATATTTATTTAGAGGACCTCCAACAATTTCACCTGGAACAGGAACAACAACTAATCCTGTTTTTGCATATGCTTCAATTCCTAATTTTGATGGAATAACAGGAGCACAAATAGGTCAGGGATCCGGATATGCAATAACAACTGGTTTGTTTCAAAATGGTACTAGAATTTCAACAGACTATGCATTAACTAATTTCTTCTTCTTTACAGTAAACTCAGATACTGCTACAACTGGTGGTGTAAAAGGAGGTGGCTACGGTTGTTCCGTTGGGCCTATAACGATAAGCGCATGATAAACAAAATTTTAAATTGGATAAAAAATATTTTTAGACCTGAAAAACAAGATCCTCATCTTGTTTTATATGAAGAAGTAGAAGAAACTGCAAAACAAAAAAAGATACGTTTAAAACATAAAGGGGACGGTAAGTAATGGCTGGATTTACATACGCAACATTAACTACAGCAATATTAAATTATACTGAAACAGATACAAATGTTTTAACCTCTACTATTACAGATCAATTTATTGAAAATTCTGAAATGAAAATATTAAGAGAAATACCTCTTGATGCATATAAAAAACAATCTACTGGTAATTTAGTTACGGGTCAAAACACTATTAATGTTCCTGCTAAAACTTTATTTGTAAAAGGTGTTCAAGTATATGATTCAACATCAGCTTCCACAGGTGCTAATACTTGGTTAGAAAAAAAAGATGAAACTTATTTACAAGAATTTCAACCATCAACAGAATCAGCTGCTAGAGCAAAACCAAAATACTATGCTATGTTTGGTGGAGCAACCGGTGTATCAGATACTACTTCAGGAAGATTATTTTTAGCTCCTGCACCGGATAGTACATATGTATTTAAAATACATTATGAAGCAATCCCAACTGGATTATCTGGGTCAAATACCACAACTTATGTAAGTCAATATTTTGGAAACGGTCTATTATATGCTTGTTTAGTAGAAGCATTTTCTTTTTTAAAAGGTCCAATAGATATGTTGACATTATATGAAAATAAATATAAACAAGAAGTACAAAAGTTTGCTGGAGAGCAACTTGGTAGACGTAAAAGAGATGACTACACGGACGGTACTGTTCGTATACAAGTCCCTTCTCCGTCACCGTAATAGGAGATATAAATTATGGCAATATCATCGGCAATATGTAACAGCTTTAAACAAGAGATTTTAGTTGGTACACACAATTTCACTGCATCAAGTGGAAACAGTTTTAAAATAGCTTTGTATACAAGTTCAGCATCTTTAGGTGCAGGTACTACAGCTTATAGTTCATCTAATGAAATTTCTAACACATCAGGTTCTGCATATTCTGCAGGTGGTGCAGCACTTACAAGTGTAACCCCAGCTCTAGATTCATCAACTGCAGTATGTGATTTTGCAGATGTTAGTTTTACCTCAGCATCTTTTACAGCAAACGGTGCTTTAATTTATAATGATACACAATCTGATAAAGCCGTAGCAGTTATTGCTTTTGGTGGAGATAAAACTGTATCAAGTGGAACTTTTACAATTCAATTCCCAACAGCAGACGCATCAAACGCAATCATTCGAATAGCATAAGGAGGCACTCCTTATGTCTAACACCTGGAACGAATCCGGAACCGTCTGGGGTCAAAATGAATGGGGTGATCAAGGTCCTGTAGAAATAACTTTAAGCGGACAATCTGTAACTTCAAGCTTAGGAAGTGTTGTAGCTACACCAAGTCTGCCTCTTGGATTAACAGGACAATCTAGTACATCTTCAGTTGGGTCGCCTAATCTTGATATAACTTCTGTTATATCTTTAACAGCTCCATCTGGATTAACAACTGGAGTTGGTTCTGTTGCAGCAGCTAACATAGCAGGTTGGGGTAGACAAGAATGGGGTAATTCTGGTTGGGGAGTTAATTATGCCGTAGAACTTTCAGGACAACAAGCAACTTCTAATGTTGGTACTCTTGAAACTATTCAACTTATTCCAGTACCATTAACAGGTGTTAGTGCAACATCAAGTATTGGTTCTCCTACATTAGTTTTGGAATCAATTGTAATTCCTACAGGTCAACAAGCTCAAACAGAACTTGGAGATTTTGATAACGCTGGTACATTAGTGGGTTGGGGTAGAAATGGTTGGGGTGAAGAACCTTATGGAGATTCATTTAATAAACTAGTTCAACCATCAGGAGTTAATGCAACATCAGGTATAGGATCATTAACAACTACAATAGAAAATTTTGTATTTCCAACAGGAGTAAGTGCAACATCGAGCGTAGGCAGCTTAACAAATATTATAGATTGTGTGGTTGTACCTACAGGAGTATCAGCTACTTCTAATGTAGGAGACACTGATCCCACTCAAGAAAGTGTTGGGTTAACAGGTGTTAGTATGACTTCTGCAGTTGGAGGTATCATTCTTGATGCCGTAGAAATTGGTTTAACAGGTGTATCGGCTACATCTTCGGTAGGATCTTTACAACAACAAATTTCAGAAGTTTTAGCTGGGCAACAAGCAACATCTTCTTTAGGTTCTTTAACACTTGAAATAGAAGTTCCATTAACAGGTGTTTCTGCAACTTCAGCAGTAGGAACTATAACTCCTATAGAAAATGTTGTAGGATTAATAGGAGTTGAAGCTACATCTTCTGTTGGAGAACCATTTATTATTCATTATCAAGATGTTGACACTGGTTCAAATACATCATATAGTGCGCTCTCAACAGGTTCGAATACGGATTATTCTAATGTTGCAACTGGATCAAATACAAGTTATACTGACGCTGCATAGGAGATAAAATTATGGCATCAACTTACACACCTCTTGGTGTTGAATTAATGGCAACCGGTGAAAATGCCGGTACATGGGGAACAAAAACAAACGCAAATTTAAATTTAGTATCACAACTAACAGGTGGTTTTGCACAAGTATCAATTGCAGGAGGAGCAGGTACTACTGCATTAGACGTTGATGATGGGGCATTAACTGGAACAGCTCAACAAAGAATGATTGAGTTTACAGGTTCAATTACAGGAAATAGAATTGTAACAATTCCAAATGATGTAGAGACTTTTTATATTTTA